TGCTACGGTAGTACCAGAACGGCGGGGAAGGGGCGGGCCCCGGGGGGGAGGAGCCCCCCGCCGTTCTGGTACTACCGTAGCATGGGGGTTGTCCCCGGCGCAACTACCCCTCGTCGGCGCTGGCGGACGGGTCAACGCCGTACTGCCAGCACATGCACCCGTCACCGTATCGGGACGTCCGGGACGGGCACTCCTTGACGTGGACCATAACGGAGGCCGCCCGGTCGGAAGCCCGCTTGATGGCGTCGAACACCGCCGACTCCTCGCGGTCCGACTCGTACGGAACGTCGCACGAGTCGGCGCTTGCGGCCAGGGCGACGAATGCGGCCTGGATCTCCTCACGGCAGATCCGCCGAACCATCTGTTCCATGCTCTCTGTCATAACGGCAGTGAAGCACGAGACTTGCCCCGGGCGCAAGCGCCGTCAGTCAGTGCCGGGTGAAGTCCTGCCGGAACCCGACGTCACCCAGGAACTCGCGCTGGCGGGCCGGACCCGTCTTGCGACCGAACAGGCACGCTTCGCTGAAGTCACACCGCCACTTGCACGTGTCGGTGTTGGTGTGCCGCTCGCCGAAGTTGTACGCGCTGTACGCCGTGCGCGCAGTGGCCAAGGCCTCCTGCGCCAACGTGTTCAGCTCGACGTCGGTGCGCACCATGAGGTGGCGGTCGAACCGGGCATCGAGCGGCTGCGGTTCGGGTCGCTTGCCGGTGAGCTTGGCGCCAGCCGCCTTCTTGGCGTCCCAGGCCGCCACCTCCCCCGGCTTGTCGCCCTTGTTGCGCTGGGTCCGGGCCGTGTTGTAGATCGACCCGAACACGGAGTGCCCGATCTCGCGCAGGCCCCAGGTGTACAACCCGAACTGGTCGTCGAGGTCGAGTTCCTTGTCCTTGGGCAGGTACGCGTGGGACTTGTGGTCGACCAGCCACACGCGCCCGGTCTTGCGGTCGCGGATGATCAGGTCGATGATCATCTTGAGGTCGAACCTAGACGTCCGGCCGTTGGGGTACTTGAGCGGGACGACGACCTTGTGCTCGACCCGCAGGATCTCCCAGTCGGGGTCGAACCCCCACTGCTCGACGTACCCCTCGTACATCCAGACCAGCAGGTCCATCACGTCGGGGTCCTTGCCGCCGTGTCGAAACTCCTGGACGGCCTGCATAACGCCGGGTCGGGGGTCGCACGAGGGGTCACGCTGGAGCGCGGTGTAGTGGGTGTCCATCAGCTTGTGCCAGATGGTTCCACGACCGGCGGCCGACGACTCGTCCTTGGGCTTCGACCACCGCTCGCGGTAGGCCAGCTGGTGCTTGTGCGGGCACTGCTTGAACGAGTCGAGTTCGGAGAACGAGACGATGATGCGGTCGGAGCCTTCAACTATGGTCACTTGGACGTGCTGCCCTTCTTGCCGAACGGAGGCGACACGTTGCCGCCAGCCTTGGTCTTGTCGCCCTCGCTGGCGTGGAGTGCGGCCAGCTGGTCCTTGGCCTCCTTCTCGGTGTCGAAGGAGCCCATGGTCGTCCGGGACTCGCCCGGCACGTCCTTGACCACCGCGAACTTGGACCCGCGCTTCTCTATCTGATACGGCATTACGCGCCTGCCTTCTGCTTGAACTTGTCCTGGAGCTTCTCGGAGCAGCCGAGACCCGCCATCTCCTCGACGGCCTCGGCGATGGAACGGCCCTTGGTCTTGACCTCGGTAACCAGGCGGCTCAACAGCTTGGAGTCGTGGCCCGGACGGAAGAGCCCCCCGCAGGTCTCCCCGCACCCGCAGGCACAGGGCCGGGCCCCGGTGCCGCCGGACGGACGGGAGGCCCGGGGAGACCCCACGGAAGCCCGGGACGGGGCCGCCGGGCGGGCGCTGCGGGGCGGCTGGCCGCTGTTCTGGTAGTCGGCGCCCTCCACCTTGGCGCCACCCGCCCCCTCACGGCGGTTCTCGTTCTCCGCGTGCACCCGGGTCGCCGCGTAGGCGTGCGACGGGGACGAGGTCACGAGCTTGCCCTTGTATCCGCAGCGGCACGCGGACCGGAAGCCGTTGCCCTCCTGGTCGGGCGACGAGGGGGCGTGGCGAAGGCTGGCGTCCCAGCTGAACGCCCGCATCGCCTCGGTGTATTCGATGGGCACGAGGTCCTCCTATAGGTCGGGCCGGACACGGCGGCGTGTCCGGCCCTCACCCTATCATGCACCTTGCTCCTGGAGCAAGCGCTCTTCCTCACGCTTCCATATCGCCAGAACCGTAGATTTGCCGACCTTCAGTTCGTTGGCGGCGGCGTACGCCGACATGGTTCCCCTCGCCCTGATGACCTTGCGACGCTTGTAGTTCGACAGTCGGGGACGGTACGTCGGCTTAGCCTTGGGCTGGTGGGTCACGTGTGACCACGCTTCGCCCAGCCAGATGTTGTTGACCGTAGTACGGCCGACCCCGAACTCCTCCGCCACCTCCGTCATGGTGCGCCCGGTCGATTTCTGTCGGTAGATGTCGAGGGCCTTCTGTCCCGACATGATTTTGGACCGACTCGGGTCGTCGCGTCCGTGGCCAGTGAGGGATGACCACCGGATGCCGTGCCAGATCTTGTGTACCGCGCTAGGGCTGATGCCGAACTGTTCCCCTACGCTGGCCTGGGTTCGGCCAGAATCGCGCAGGGCGTAGATTTCCAACACGGTCGGGTGGTCCATGCGTACCTGACCCTGGTTAGGGCCCGGAACTCGCGTCAGTCGGTGGAACGGGCTTATGCACATGTCGCGCCCACACGAGGTGGTGGTTTGCTGGTAGGGTGCCAGCTCTACGTCAGGGAACCACTCGCGCACCATCCAGGGGAACGCCGACCGGGTGTTGTTGTCGGAGTCGCCAGCGCGACGGTTGTGATAGAACATCGGATAGCGGTGCCCGTTCGGGCCAGACAGGTGCGCCCCAGACCACAGCCAGCAGGCGGTGGCGGGGTCGCGGGTGACGCGCTGGCGGAACGCCTCCTGCTTGCCGACGCGCTTACGGTACGCTTGGGCGTGTTCGTAACGCCCCTTAGGGGAGGGCGTCCGGACTTTCGCCCAGGCCCTCCCCTCGGGAGTGTTAGTGTTGGTCACTGATCAGAACCCGCTCTCGCAGATGGGGCCGATACCGGCCGCGATGGACTTCTCGTCGGTCAGCGCCGCGCCGCACTTGCAGCACGTGCCGTACAGCTTCCCCCACTCCTTGGCCTGCTCCAGGGTCATCTTCATGTCGGCCGTCAGCTTCTGAAGCGCGCCCTGCTCGTAGGCGAACTCGTGGGTCCGGACCTTGCCGCCCTTCAGCTCGCGCGGCTCGTCCAGGGCGACCAGCTTCTTCGCGTAGAGTCGGCCGGACCCCTGCTTCGCGATCTGGACCTTGTAGATCTCGCCGTCCGGGGTCCGGTACATCCCGTCCTCCACGACCGCACCGGTCCGGACCTCGGCCTTGCGGGGGGCCGGGTTGTTGCGGACCTCCATCATCGCGGTGATGAGGTCGGAGGCGGCCTCCTTGGTCAGGGTCTCGGGGTCCGTGTGGAGGGTCCGGCCCTGCTCCTCGGCCATCCGGCGGATCAGGGCGACCTGGGGGGCGGTGGCGCGGGGTCCGGCCGGGGCCTGGTCCGGGACGCCCGGGAAGTCCCGCACGAGGGCGTTCTTCAGGGCCGTGATCAGGGACGACGCCCGGCCCTTGGAGATCGGCTGGCCGTCCAGGATCTCGGCCAGGGTCCGGGCCGGGAAGGTGCCGATCTTGTCAGTGTGGCGCTCGGCGGCCAGCTTGGCGATGAACCCGAGCTGGGCCTCGCTGGCGGGGTCCGCCACGATCCGGCGGGTGGATCCGGCGGATCCGCCAGCGGTCCGGGCCGGGGTCGGCTCCTCGGCGGTCTGGATCGGGGCGTCGGACGCGCCGGAGATCCGGGCCGCGATCGCCTTCACGCGGTCTACCAGGAAGATCCGGGTCTCGCAGGGGGCCAGGGTGTCGCAGCAGGGGGCGTCGTCTTCGTCGCCGTTCTGGTGGTAGGCGATGGCGTCGCCCAGCATCTCCAGCTCGAAGTCGAGACCGGCCTTCTCGGACGGGGCAACGGCTCCGGCGGGAAGGTAGTTGATGATCTGCGCGTTCATTCCGGGCTCCTCGGTCGTCGTTCCTGCGGTGTGACACCATTAAATCACGGGCTTGCGGGGCGCGCAAGTACACAGGTTGGCGCCCTGGCAAGGAGGCTCGCCAGGGCGCCCGGGTGACGCGTCGTCAGACGTACCGCGACACCAGATGCCAGCCGGGCCGACGTCGGTCGGCGAACGACAGACCGAGGGTCGACATGGCCGCGTCGATGCTGGACTCCCACGTCTGCAGAAGGTTGGGGTCGGCCAGCTGGTGGAGCTTCAGCCGGAGCGCGTCGCCCATACCTACCCGGTGTTCGACCGTGCGCAGGACATAGAACTGGCTGAACTCCAGGTGGCCGTACCAGTCGACTTCCGGCCTGTCGGCGAGGGCCGGGTCGAGGGTCGGGGCGAGGTGCTGGTTAGCCAGCCCGGTGAACCCGAACCACTCGTCGGTGAGCCAGGGGAGCGCCGACTTGTCGAGGTCGGGGTACTGCGGGTACTCGGGGTCGGCGATGACCTGGTCGATGGCCCACCGGGTCTGCTCGGAGTCACCCCCGATGACGTGACCGAACACCAGGAACGAGGTCGTCGAGCTGCTCATCGGTCAGCCCTCCGCCAGCTCGCGCGCGGCTTCCTTGATGCCGCCGTCCCAGAACCGGTTGGCGAACCCCGCGCTGAACAGCTCGTAGGCCGCCGAGTTCTGGGCCGCGCCCAGGCCGGGCGCCACCTCCTCGGCGGTGATGCTGTTCTGCTTTCCGGTGAGCATGCCGAGGTACGCGGCCATGGCAGCGGGAATGCGAACGGTGACGAACGAGGGGCACTCGTCGTCGTCGAAGTCGATGGACTTGATTTGGGCCGGGTACTCAGCCACGCGGCGACCTCCTGGGGTCGTAGGGAAGCCCCCAGGAAAGCACGCACGTTGTCACCCGCGCAAGCGCCGGAAACAGCACCGCGCCCCCACCCTCGAAGTTCAGGGTGGGGGCGCAGCGGTGGGTCAGGGTCAGCGGGTGAGGAGGTCGGTCAGCCCCGCCCGGTCCTGGTCGGGGTGAAGCCCCCGGATGATGACCTGCTCGGTGTGCTGGCGCTGGCCGTTCGGGTAGAACCTGAGTCGGCCCTCGCCGTTGGTGTACGAGGTCTCGTAGTGGTGGCCCGACCCCAGGTCCTCCCACCTGGCCGGGCTGACGAGCTTGTAGCAGTCGGGCTCCTTGAACGCCAGCCGAAGGAAATGCATCTCCTTCTTGACGTTCTCGGGCGCGTCCAGGTGAGGGTGACGCGGGGTGGGTACTACGGCGGTGGCGGCAGTCACTCGCTGGCTCCTTCAGGGCGGTTGAGACCGAGGGCTTCGAGGTCCTCTTCGGTCGGGGTCTTGAACACGTGGACCCTGAGGTACCGGCCGAACTCCTCCTGCGAATCGGAGTAGGCGGTCAGTACCTCGCGGGGGTCCAGGTGATACTCCTTGGTGATACGGCCCAGCAGCTTGCGGCCAGGCAGTCGGTCACCCGAGCGGAGACGGGATGCCGTTGTGAAGTGGCAATCCACCCGCTCGGAGAACGCTTCAAGCGTAACGGCGCTTCCCGTGCTCTCTGTCATATGCCCAGTCTAACACGGTACTTGCCCCGCACACAATGTACCAGCGAGTAATACCCCGGGCGTGTCCCGTCAGGCGGGTTCCGGGCCCACGTTCTCAAGCCGGAGCTTCCACGGGTAGGTCGGGTGAGCGTACACCACGCCGATGCCCGTGCCCTGGTTGGCGAGGGCGACGACCACTTGATTCGACCCGTTGAGCATGGGCGCGGTGACGGTGAACATCTCCGTACCGTTCATCTTGCCGAACGAGTTCGACGGATACATAACCGGGTTGCCCTCGGTGCCGGGGGTCGACGTCTCGGTGACCAGGTAGTACGCCGCCAGCGCGCCCGCCGAGTTGAGGACGGCCCAGTCCAAGTACCGCGTGCCGCTGTACATGAAATTCGGGCAGATGCGGATGCGGTCACCGACGGCGGCGGGGATGGCGCACTGGAGCGGGGTTCCGCCCGAGGTCTGGACGATCGTCCACGAGGCGGCCGACGGAACATCGGTAATGGTGCCGTTGGTAACCCGGACCCTCGACATGCGAACAGCCGACGCCGTGGCAGCGGGAGACGCCACCGCCCCGCCGAACTTCGCGGCCGGTACGAACCGGGCCTGCGCCGTGTTGTTGAGGGCAGTAGCCGACTTGGTCATCGCGATGTACCCGATGAGTACGCCGTTCGCGCTGGCTGTGGGGTTGACCACGAACGACTCGGTGGCAATACCCGCCACCGCCGCGTCCAGGCTGCTGTACGTGGTCTGGCCGTACTGGACGACGAGCTGGTCGGGGGTGGCGTTCGAGGCGAACAGGAACACCCGCTGCACCGTGGCGGTGTTGGTCCCGCCGGGGATGGCGGTCAACACCCCGCCCACGTCGTAGTTGGCCGGGTCCAGGGTGGTGATCGGGGGCGGCACCGGGTTGGTCGACCGGAAGACGTACCGGAACTGGGCCGGGGTCTGCGCAGCGGTGGGGGAGACGTGCGGGTCGTTGGTGAGGGTGGGACCCGCGTACTTGTTGAACGAGGGCGCGAAGACGTCGCCCGCCGTCTTGTTGAAGGTGAGGTTGGCCCCGTTCGCGCTGATCGCGTTGCCATTTATCGAGAACGCGCCCAGGGCGTACATCAGGTCGTACAGTTGGTTGACCGGCTGCGCCAGCACGACCGGGAGCGACTGCTCGACGATGATCGCCGCCCCGCCCGCCTGGACAGTCGCCCCGAGCTGGAGGTGGGTCCGGCGCTGCGAGTTGGTCGGCCGCGAGGTCTGCTGAATGATCGCGCCAGCCGACGTCATCAACCACCACGTGATCGGGCTGACCAAGTTCGACAGGGCCACGGTCTGTGCGCCGGACGTGACGCGCGTGATGGAGGGGGCGGCCGGGGTCGTCGTGTAGTCGATGACGTAGCCCACTGTGGCGCTGAAGTCGATAGCCAGAGGATTCGACCCGTTGACATTCATCTCGCCGCCGCTGACGATACCGCTGGTCAGCCCTACCGCCTCGCCGTTGGCTACCTGGTTCTGCAACAGCCCGATGTCTCGGATGGCGCTGTTTCCCAGACCGAGGTTGGTTCGCGCCGTGGACGCGCTCGTGAGGTCGGCCAGGTTCTGCGCCTTCTGCGCGGCACCCACGACCCGGGAGTCGTTGCCTTCCGCCACCTGTCCCGCACCCGTGCCGAACGGTGCCGTGGCAGGTGGCGTCAGCCCGAGGTTGGTGCGTGCCGTGGACGCCGACGCCAGGTCCGAGAGGTTGGCGGCTTTCTGGGCGGCGCCGACGATGCGGGGGTCGTCACCAGCGGCGACGGTTCCGGACGCGGTGCCGACCGAGAGGGTGGCCGCTCCGCCCAGGCCGAGGTGGTCACGGGCGGTCTGGGTGTTGCGTAGCTGCGGCGAGGGGTAGGAACCGACGAGGTCGCCACCCGCCGTGCCCTCCGGCACGAACGGGGGCGGCTCCGGGTCCAGCTCTACCAGGTCGGTGATGTCGATGGAGGCGCCCGAGGTGACCAGCTCGAAGAACCACACGTTCTTCGGCTGGCCGGTGAGCTGCTCGGTGATCTTCCACAGCTTGCCAGCCGAGGGGAAGACGGCCGGGGTGTCGGTCGGGACAAGGGCCTGGGAAAACGCGCCGTTGACCAGGGTGACGGTCTGGTGTCCCGACATGACCTGGTTACCGTTGGTGTCGGTCCAGGTCTCGGGGTAGGGGGCGAACGTGACGGTACCCGTCGCCGGGTTTCCGGTGATAGGGTTGGTGTAGAGTCCCGTAACGGTCCTCTGCGCGGGCAGCGGCATCGTTCGCCCCCCGTTCCTTCCTACTTGAAAAGGATGGGCACTACGGTGCCCCCGATGGTGCCGACCACGGCAGCAGCGCCGAACGCGGCCCACACCTTCTGCTCGACGGCGGTGACTCGGGCGTCCAGGTCACGGACGTCCTGGTCGGTCGCCGCGACGGCCTTGTCGGTCTGGTCGGCCCTCTGGAGCAGCAGGTTAAGAGAACCCCTGGTGTCCGAGAAACCGACGTCCACCGACCGCCGTATGCGCTCCAGCTCGACCGCGATGTCGATGTGCGGTTCGGCCGGGTGCGACGAGTTGTTCATGGGGTCGAAGACGGTCACGAGTGGCGACCCACCCTCGACTTCAGGAACGTCGCCGTCTCCGGGTCGTTCACGAACTTGGCGATACCGCCCTTGACCACGGCCAGCGCTGCGGGCACGGCGGCCACGGCAGCGGCCTGCCAGCTGTCAAGCGACAGCCAGTTGAACTGGTCGGCCATCACGAGACCGGAGGCGGTCTGGACGTAGGTCCAGAACGTGCGGTCGGCGAGGTCGACGAGGTACTTCTTCATGGCGTTGCCCTCCTCGGGGGGTTACGGAACCACGGTGAACCCGTGCCGCGCGCCCAGCCAGCGAAGGGAGTCGGGACCCGGTCGGCCGTCAGCCGCCGTGCCTCGGTAACCCCGGCTGAGCTGGTACTGCTTGTATGCGTCACGGGTCTTGGTGCCGAACGACCCGTCGACCCACTCGGCGGCCAGGAACCCCCGGGCGGACAGCGCCCGCTCGACGACCTTGACCTCGTCCGCGTAGGTAGTGTGACCCTGGGCAGCGCCCGGGTCCCGATCGTGTGCCGCCTGGACGTGCTTGACGCTGACGACCGGCTTGGCAGCGGGCTTGGTCGACGTCGGGATCTGGAGCTTCTGCCCCGGGTAGACCCGGTACGGCGACTTGATGTTGTTCTGCCGGGCGAAGTCCTCCCAGGTGAACGGGGGGTACTGCTTGGCTACGCTCGTCAGGTTCTCGCCCGCGACGACCGTGTGGTGGGTCTTCTTCGGGGGAGTACCGCCACCCCCGTCCGTCGGCGGCTCGTCGTCGGCGGCCAGACGCGCCTTCACGCGGGTGCGCATCGCGGGCATGCCGGGGAACCCGGGACCCTTCGGGTCGTTCTTGTCGTCCGACCATTCGAGGTGGCCGATGACGGAACGCTGGTCACGCTCCAGCTCGCGGACCACGGCGGCCGACGCACGGGCCATGGCGTCGACCTGGACCTCGGGCCAGCGCTCGCCCACGCCGTCGTTCTCACACTCGAAGCCCACGAAGTGGCGGTTGCCGTCGACTCCGTCCGAGTTGCCTTCGTTGGTCTTCGGGAGGGCCTTCTGGTCGCGCACGGCGGCCAGGACGTCGCGGTCCCCGCCACCCGCGTGGTTGGCCCGTCCCCACCCGATGAGGTGGACTTCGCCGTTGCGCCGGATGACGCCCTGGCAGAGCGGTCCCGGCAGACCAACGTAGCCGTCGTGGCACAGCTTCACGCCGTTGACCTTGGGGCCGGTCACGGTGTGGTGCAGCACGACCCCGTAGAGGTCGCCCCACGGGCCCTTGTGGTTCCGGTTGTGGGTCTCCCAGCCGGGGTACTCGACCACGGTGAGACCCTCGTCGCGGAGGATCTGGGCGAATCTTGCGGCCGTCATCATGGTGGTTGCCACGTCGGCCCTCCTTTCGTGGGGGCGGGCGCGCACGAGAGCGCGCCCGCCCGGGGTGGTGGGTTACAGAACCCGTATCGCGGTCATGTACGACCCGTCGAGCAAGACGACCGGCTGGGCGCTGGCGACGTTCTGCGAGTACATCGCGTAGAACGTCTGGGCCGAGTTCGCCCGGAACGTCGCCTTGTAGAGCGACTGGGTGTTCTGGGTCGACGACAGGCCGGTGGTGATGAACTGACCCGAGGTGGCGTCCATTCGGGGGAGCCACTCGCCAGCGAAGGTCGATCCGGTCGTGATACCGCCGTTGGCACCGATCGCGCCGAACTGCAGGTTACCCGACGTGTACCCGAAGCCGATGCGGACGTCACACGCGTTGTCGGTGTTGAGGCCCACGAAGTTCTGCAGCTCGATGCGGTACGTGCCAGCCGACGGGAGCACCAGGAACAGCTCCGCGTCGTTGGTCATCGTGGTGTTCGTGTAGTTCGACGTGACCGTCTTGTCGGCCCGGAGCGGGATCATCTCGCTGAGTGCCTGGGCGGTGATGCGCTGGCCAGCCTGCCAAGTGGGGAACGGCACTGGGGGAACCTCCTAGAATGAAACGATGGCGGGCTGGGTGAGGCGGACGTCGTGACCCCGCGAGTGGGACTTGACAACCCCGTTGAGAGACCGGTTGACCGTGAAGGTCTGCTGGTTCCGGCTGACGAAGTTGTCGAAGGTGAACACGAACGGAAGCACATTGGTGGTGCTGTTGTTCATGTAGCTGCGAACGGCCACTCGATCCGAGGTATAGTGGTCGGTGTCGGTAACAACCAAGATCCAGTCGGGTTCGGTGAACCCGTCCCGCCAGTACTTGGTCTTGATCTGGTCGCCGACGCACGCCATGCGCAAGTGGTGGGTGGTGGCGGCGGGGAGCGTGAACGAGAAAATGCCGCTGAACCCGAGCTGGGTGAGCGTACCCGCAACGTTCTTGTACAGGTACAGCCCCGCGAAGCCGGTGGTGCTGTAAACGATCTTGGCTTCGTAGTAGTTGTTCGACCCAATGCCCAGGTACCTGCTGTACAGGCTCACCTCGAACGTGCCGCCCACGCCCGTCGGCAGAGCCGGGACACTGAACGATACCTCGAAGTCCGAGTCGTCAGTGAGCGACGGCATCGACGTGATGCGCTCGACGTTCCGGGTGCTGTGCGAGTGGAGCCCTGCGGTACCGTTGGTGCTGTAGTTGGACGCCACCCCGCCCGTGGTGGTCCACACCTGACCGTTGGAGGCCGTGCCCCACCCGTTCGCCGTCACGCGAGTGAAGGTGTCGTCATGGTACGGGGCGCAGGCCGTGGCCTCCACCTCTTCGCCCGATACCGTCAGGCTGAACGGGAACTCAGCCGGATCGGTGGTCCAGGTCGGGCCCTCGGTCGTCTCCACCACCAGCGTGGTGGCGGTAGTGGTGGAACCCATGGCCATCTGGCTGCCCGCCGTGTCGGCCCTGGCGTTGTCGTCGTCGACCACAGCGACAGTCCAGGGCGAGGCAGGGGAGCAGTTGATGTCGACGCTGTAGTCGAACGGCTTGTACACGGTCTTCGTGCCCTGCATGAGCTGGTCGATCGTGTGCGGCGGCAACCACTTGGGTGGGTTGGCGATCTGCAGCCGGTCGCCCAGCCGAGCCGAGATGACCGACCCGAACAGGTAGGGGGCCTCGCGGACGTTGACCCGAACGACCGGGAACCGGGAATCGTCGATCGTGCCCAGGCTGAGCCGCCACGACGCCTGGTCGTCCAACTGCGCGTCGTCCCGGACGTTAACCGTGATGGAGTCCTCGTATGTGCCGACGCCGTCCGGGGGCGCCTGTACGGAGAGCGCGCCCTCGTCCAGCTGCGCCGTGAACTTCGACCCGCCGGTACGGCTCACGACCACCCGGTTGGCTACGCCGCTGTCCGACTCGTCCGGCTCCAGGGGCGGCATGACCTCGCCCGCCACCGTGTAGTCGAGGGACATGTGGACGTCCTGGTTGAACAGCGAGTTGCGGCCACGGAACCCGAGCCCAAGGGCGTCGTTCGGCTCGAACAGGATGCCGTTCTCGGCCTCGACGCACTCGAACAGGATCTCTTCGAGCGTGGCCACGGGCTGGTAGCCCATCAGCTCGGTGTCGAAGATGTCGCCCACCCAGCGGACGGCCACGCCCTCTTCGTCGCACATGCGCATGAACCGACCACCGGCCGATTCACCCCAGTGCGCGGTGATCATGCCCTTGACCGATCCATAGGTGTCTACCAGGATGTCGTCGTGGACGGCGAGGTTGCCGAAGACGGCATCACCGCTCATGCCGCCAGCCACGTTGATGGTGATGGTGGTCGGTCGGCCGGGGGTCCACCCGGCGGTGCTGGTTGACTGCGTGACCAGGGTGGTATCGGTCTGCGCCGCGTTGAGGTACTGGAACCTCGTCACCGCGAACGCCGTGCCTCCGTTCTCGGAGTAACCGAGGCAGAACACGCCCGCCTTGTCGTTGACGGCCGTGGTGGCGGGTACGGTCATGCGGACGGTGCCGCCGGAGTCGTACCCTCGGGCCGTCAGCGTTCCGCCACCCGCCGTGGTGTACGTGACGTCCCAGCGCCGGATAGTGCCGGTGTCGGCCGTCCGCAGGATGACCGTGTTGTCGACGGTTGACCCGGTCGGGATGTACATCGTGAACGAGATGCCGACCTTGTCGTGTACCGGATCGTTCAGGACGTCCCAGTTGATGGCACCGAAGTCCGCCACCCACGTGCTGCCCTTGATCTTGGGGAGCGCCAGCGACGCAGGGAAGAGGTCGGAATCAGCCGCCCACTCGGGCTTGGCTACCGACGTCACGGTCATCGGGAACATGCCCGGAACGGCGCTGGCGAACTGAGTAGAGCCAGCCTCGTCCTCGCACGGCCAGTACGCCATGAGGTCGTCACGCGGGTAGTTGACGATGCCCCGGTAATACGGGGAGTTTAGGGCGCTGGCGCCCTGGGTCAGGCGCCGGAGGATGCCCGCTGCCTCAAGCTCGACCCGGACGCTCTGTCCGGCCGAACCCTCCCAGCGCTGCGGCCACTCCGCCACCTCCCCCTGGTACACGTACTCTCGGTCAACGACGTACGCCTGGCCGTTCTCGACGTCGAACGTGCCTTCCCAGAACACGCCCTGGGCGTCGGCGAAGAGGGTGGTACCGCCGCCTTCGGCGGTGAAGTCGGGGGACGCGACGAGTACGCCGCCGAACCCGAACCACCCGTCGTAGAGCCGGGCCCGGTAGATCTTGCCGACCAGGGCGTTGCCGTACGGGTCGACCTGGGGGTTGGTGCTGTCGAACCGTCCGCGCCCGAGCCGGACCGGGGCGTCTCCCACGAACCAGGGCGTAGACGTACCGCTGTCCGTGAGGAACACGCCGTCATCGAGCGGCTCCCACGTGTCGTCGATCGACGGCGCCTGGTAGAAGAACGCGTACGAGAAGATGTCCGGTGCGTTGTCGGCGTTGTTGTGGTCGATCCGAACCCGGAACGCGATCTTGCCGCCCTGCGGGTAGGTGACCGGTAGGTCCGACTCGGTGTACCAGGTGGCCGCGTTGCCACCGTTCTCGCTGAACCAGAAGTACAGGTACCCGTTCGGCGCAATGCCGAACTGCCACGACCGCTGGCCGGTGTCGGGGTCGGCCCGACTGATCAGGCACTGGTCACGACCGAGGAGGGCGGTGGCGTCCACCTCGATCATCAGGTCGATGTCGCCCGTGAGCAGGTCGATGGCAGCGCTGTCGGCGCTGAACCACCCGGACTCGTCGACACCGATGGCGTGAGCGTAGTTCGAGTTGGCGTCGACCGGAAGGCTGAGGCGCATAGGGGTGTTGCGCCCGATGCCGCCGTAGTAGGGCGACTCGGGGTTACGCGGCGAGTAGTTCGCCGTCGTGTTGTCGAGCGTTATGGAGCAGCTCGACGCACTGGGCCGCGAGGACTCGTCGGCCCGACCACGGGTGACCGTGATCGGGTCGCGAGTGAACGCGTCGCCCTTGACATTTACCCAGTTGATCTTACCGACCCGGAGTTCGGGCCGCAGATCGAGGGCTTCGTCAGGGAACGCCATTCGGGTACCGCTCCTCTTCTAGGACTTGCCGAGAGCAACCTGGACGTTGCCGCCGCTCTCGATGCGGATGGTCTTGCGGAGCCACTTCAGGAGGTCGTCTCCGGAGGCTGCGGAGGGGTCTACGACGACACGAACGACCGGGGTGGCGCTGGCGCCCGCAGAGGGCGACGAGAGGCCCGGAGAGACCCCAAGACCGCGCGGCGGGACGATCATGCCGGATACCGCTCGGTTCAGAGCGGGAAGCTCCTTCTTAACGCCGACCAGGGTTCCACGCGGGATCATCCGACCGACCTCGTCGGCGAATACCCGCGACGGCGACTTAATGCCGAGTGCCTTCTTGATCGCCGCCGTCATACCCTTGGCGATCTTGAGCATCTGAGCTTCGATGGACCGCTGTTCCTTCTGCAGACCCTTTACCAGGCCCTTGGCCGCGTCGATGCCCGCCTTGTACATGGCGTCGCCAGCCGTGTTACCCGCCTGGTTGGCCGCCGTGACGAGCTGCGCCTGGAGGCTGTTGACCTGCTTGATCGAATCGGGCGTTGCCTGGGCCAGAGCCTCGGCAGCGGCCGAACCGCCCTCCACGCCAGCCTGGGCGATCTGCGCGATGAGGTCCGCGCGAAGGCCCTTCTTCTTGAGGGCCGCCAGGTTCCGGCTGAACGCCTGAGCCTTGACAAGAGCAGCCTGCATCTGCTTCACGATGTCGAAGACCTGGAGCTTCCCGTTGTTTCCGGGCGAGATCTTCGTGATGTCGGCCGACTCCAGAACGCCCTTGCGGACGTCGGCCACCAGGTCAGCGCGAGCCTTAGTGAGTCGGGACAGGTTGGCGTTTGCAGCCTTGAGCTTGTTCGCAACCGCAACTTCGCGGTTGGCCAGCGCGGTGAGCGCCTTAGTCTGCTTGTTGACGTACGCGAGCAGGTTGTTTCGCTTGGTCTTGTTCTTCTTGCCGGACAGCGATTCGGCGATGATGTCGGCGATCTTGCGCGAAGCTGCGATGATCTGCTTGGTCGAGCCGAGCAGACCTTCGAGGAGACCGCGTGCGATCCACTGACCCTGCGCCTTCGTGACCTTCGACGGCGACGCGATGCCGAGGGCCTTCGCGATCGGACCAGGGATGACCGACCGGGCCCACCCCATGATCTGGTCCTTAATCCAGCCGCCCATGGACTTGATGCCGTTCCACAGACCTTGCACGACGTTAACGCCCTTGTCGTACAGGAGCGACCCGAGGTTGCCGATGCCGGAGGTGATCTTGCCGGGGAGACCCTGTACGTAGATGACGAACTCGGCGGCCTTGCGGATGGCTGCGTCCTTGAAAGACTGCCACGCCCGGGACGCCGACGACGCCAGCGAGCTGGCCAGCGACGAAATCGAGCTGATGATCCGGCCGGGCAGGCCGACCAGCCAGCTAACCAGGGCAACGGCCATGGCGATCGACTTGTCCTTGAAGGACTGCCACCACTTACCGGCCGACACCGCGAGCGACGTGGCCAGCGAGCTGATCGACGCCATCACCCGACCAGGCAGGCCGGTGAGCCAGACGACCATCTCGGCCATCTTCATGATGGCCTTGTCCTTTGCGTCCGTGAACCAGGCGCCGATCTTGTTGCCCAGGTCAGCGAACCACTGGAACACTCCGATCAGGAAGTCGACCGCAGCCTTGATGCCGGTCTTGATCGCCTCCCACACCGACTTGACGACGTCGCGGAAGGTCTCGGACTTGTTCCACGCGATGACGATGATGGCCACCAGCGCGACGATCGCCGCGATGACGAGGCCGACCGGGTTGAGCATCATCACGACGTTGAGGAGACCCTGGGCGATAGCCCATCCGCGCGTCACGGCTGCGGCAATCAGGACGTACGTCTGGTACGCCTTGACGGCCAGGACGATCGCGGCCAGACCCGCCGCAATACCGGTCAGCCAGCCGGGCGGGATGGAGTTCACGAGGGAAGCTGCCCCCGCCGCCGCGCCCACCAGGATTCCCGCCAGCGGCGCCATCCCGGTAACGACCTCCATGATGGCCTTGCCGACGTTCATGAGGGCGGTGCCGATGTTCATAACGGCGGTCTTCATGACCTCGAACTCAGGGGAGTTCTTGAACGCCTTAACCTTGTCGATCAGCTGCTGGATCTTCGGCAGTGCGTACGCGCCGACCGCGTGCACGAACGTTTCCTGGATCTTGCGCTTGAACTGCTCGATCTTGACGCCGACCGAGTCGCGCAGGGTGTTGCCCACGTTCTCGGATGCGCCTGCCACCTTGCCCAGCGCCGCCACCGCCGTGTTGGGGTTGAGGCTGAGCAGCGTGGCCTTCATGTCCTCGGCCTTGGTGCCGAAGATGCCGACCGCCGCCGCGTCCTGCTTGACGGGGTCCTTCATATCGCGCAGCTTCTGCAGGACGAGGCCCATACCGTCCGACGCGCCCTTACCGCCAGCGGCGATCTGGGCCGTCATCTTCTCGGCGTCGAGGCCGAGTAGCTTGTACGCGTCACTGGACGCCTTCGACCCGTCGATGGCCCGGATCGAGAATTCCTTGATCGCGTCGGCGACCGTGTCGGTGTCGCGGGCACCGGCTTTCATACCCTGCGACAGGAGGCCGGTCGCCTGCTGCGCCGAGAACCCCATCTTGGCGAAGATAGGGGAGTACTCGTTGAACGTGTCGGCCAGGTCGTCGGCCCGAGGGCCCATGACCTGCATGCCGCGCGTCATGACGTCGAGCGCGGTCTTCGCGTCCGGCGCCAGCTTGTTTTTCATGAGCTGGCCGACCGCGTTCGCGGACTGGCCGAGATCCAGCTCGAACGTGCTCGCCAGGTCCGACACCTGAGTCGAGATGGACTCGATCTGGGCAGACGTGGCGTTGGTAGGGAGCAGGCCGGACGACATCGTCGCGCGGATCGCGTCGGCTGCTCCCTGGACGTCTTCGGTGACCGCGTTGGCGTACATGTGGCCAGCGATCTTGCCGTACTTGGCGGCTTCCTCGGGGGTGGCGGAGAGCTGCGCCGACAGGCGGTCGATGACCTTTTCCTGCTCCATCGCCTCGTTGAGTGCCGTCATGAACGCCACCCCCGCGCCCGCGCCGATCGCGGCTGCAGCGGCCTTGAACTTGCCCATGGACTTTTCGCCCTGGGCCAGCCCTTCCTCGACACCGCTGGTGTCCATCGAGACGTAGCCGACGAGTTCACCGATGGTCAGCGCCATGCGCCCCGCCCCCTCCCTTACAGTTGGCTCTTCGGGCCGTCCTTCTTGGGCGGGTAGAAGATGTAGTTGATTCGCCCGCCGTCGACACTGAGCAGCCCGATAATTCGGGTGCGCAGCCAACGCCACGTCCTGCGGGACAACAGGTCGTCATCCTCGACGTCAACGCCGTAATACTGCTGCAGGTCGACCTCGATGGCCGACCAGTTTTCAAGCAGCTGAGCCCACGTCAGCTCGGGGGCACCTGGCGGGGGCGGGACGTACCCCGGCGCCGGTTCGTACCACTCGAAGAGCCCCGAGACCGGGTCTTGCTCGCCGCAGCCGATCCACTGCGACGCGCCTCCCGATTCGGGGCCTCCGTTTCCGGGTTGCCTGCCGACTGCCAGAAGCGCTCGGCGGCCGTGAGGCCGGAGGAGATCCAGACCATGGCGGTCAGACCCGCGTGGCGCAGCCACGTCCAGGACACGCCGTCGGCCAACATCTGGTTGTAGACCGGGCCGAGGCAGAGCTGGAAGAGGTCGCGCTCTTCGTCGTCGTTGAGCGCCTCGGCCTCGGCCGTGACGTCCCCACCCGCAGCGGCTCGGATCGCCAGGTTCGTGATCTGCTCCACCCGGAGGCCGTCCTTGGCGCTCGGGGAAGGGATGGAGTAGGTCTTGCCACAAACCGGCAGTTCGATGACTTCGTCAAGAAGCTCTTCGAGAGCTTCGAATTTTCCGGGCATTGGTGTCTGTCCTTACCTGGGCGCGCTACGCGGCCGGGTTGGCGATCATGTTGAGCTGGCCGTCACCCGTGAAGGTGACCGAGACCTGGTCGAGGGCGGTGTACTCGCCGCCCTGGGGCTCCCAGGTGACCAGCGCGGTGCCCTCGTACGCCTCCGGGAGGCCGTTCCGGTCGTAGAACCGGATCGGCACGCGGGACGCGCTTCCGAAGGCGAACGCGGCGGCACGGAGGAACTCGTGGACCGCGTTGTAGACCTCGGTCTGGTCGTTGATCTTGCGGTTGAAGGTCGTGGCGACCTCCCACGACTGGCCGGTCTTGGTGTTGCCCATCCAGCCGTTGCCGTCGTAGTCCGAGGAGTCCTCGATGTTGGGCGGCATCGTGGGCTGGAACTCGGTGATGCCGGGGCACAGCGTCCAGTTGGGAGCGACGTCAGTGCCGATGTTGACGTCGAGCCGCCAGCGGCGAGCGAGCGCCACAACGGGAGTGGTCATGAGATTTTGCCTCCTCAGGCGATCTGAAAGGGAGCTGCCCGTTCCGCGTGGAAGTAGAAGTTCTCGACGCGTTCCGTTCGCTGGTCGGTGTCCTGACCAAGCCAAGCGGCCGACTGTCGCCAGGACAGTTCGACGCTGACCGAACCGAGCTTGTAATGCCTGCGGTTGTGCAGCAGGTTGTACAGGTCGTCGGCCATGGCCTCGGCCGTACGGGGGTCCCGGTCGCCACGGATTCGGAACTGAACCCCGGTCGTAACCGTTGTCAAGTCCGTGTCGTTGACCGGGTAGGTGGTGATCGTGAAGTTCAGATCGGGTGCCAGCGGAGTGAGCCCGATGGTGATCGACTTGTCGGCCGGGTCGTACACCCCGGTCGGCTTGTAGACCCCCACGCCCGCACTGTTCATCAGGGTGGCGAGGCCGTCGAGGAAGTCGACGTTGTAGGTCATCGGCTACCCCCCTCGCGTCCAGATCGACAGCGCCTTGCGCATGATCTCCATGGTCTTTTCCTGGTTGTTGTTCAGCGCGGTTTCGAGGTACTTGGCCTGGCGCCCGGGGGCGTGGTTCCAGCTGAGTTCCTCGTGCTGGCGCATCGCGTACGGGGTGTCGTACGAAACGATGCCGCGCATCGCCTGCTCGTCGATCTGGACTCGACCGCTCCGCTCCAGGGTTCCCTCGTCGAGGGGCACCAGACGGTTGGACTCGGTCAGGATGTTCTCAAGCGCGGCTTGCAGGCCCTCAAGGGCCCGCTTCTTGCCACGGTTGGTCCAGATCCGTCGGCCCTTCCATTCCTGGGTGAACCGAACCTCGCCGCCCACACCGCCACCCCCCGCCGTCGTCAGTTCAGGAACACTTCAGTGTTGTCCGGCGTCGGCAACCCAGGTGCGGTGACGATCTTGACAGCGACGATGGTCCGGCGCTGCCCGGTGAGCGGCATCGTCACCCGGCTGTTCTCGGCCGGACGGTGGGTCGGCTTCGCGATGTACGACGACGACGACATGACCTCTTCGCCCTGGCCGTTGCGCACCATGCGCGGGTTGTCGACGACCAGGCAACGCACCGATTCGGGTGCGCTGTACTGGTCGCCGTACGCGCCCGAACCCTCGTACGCCTCGACCTGCACCGTGTGGCGGAGCAGCCAGGTGGGAACGGTGCTCATCGAGTGAACACCACCCCACCCAGGAGCTTCGACCGGCGCAGGTACGAAAGCGCCCGGGGCGGCAGCGCCCCCGCCCGAACCTGGGTGGACCCGGTACCACCGCTGGCGCCGCCTGCGGCGACCGTGCGAGACAGCGAGACGGCCCCGGCGCTGACCGAGTTCCACACGCTGGCTGCGCCCGTTTCGTCGCCGGTACCGCGCTCCTCGCCCCACCATTCGATTACCGCGCACGTGGCCAGCTGGACGGCCTCGCGCTGGATCGGGTCGGTGGGGTAGCCGTCCTCGTCGACCGCGTAGACCGCCGTGATCAGGTTGTCGTCGATGGCCTCGCTGGCGCGTGCGATGAGGCGTTGCGCGTCGGCCGGGGCCTCGTCGAGACCCAGGTAGTTCGCGAGGTCGGCCGGGGTGGCGTAGATCCTGTTCAGCAGCATGACGCCACCTCCCCTCGTGTGCGTGTCAGGTGGCGGCCGGGGTGAACGACAGGAGGGCGACCGTCACCGTGGTGACCGACGAGAAGTCGACCCATACGTCGCCGTCCGACTGGCGGTACTGGCCGGTGAACGGGCCGATGATGCGCTCGCCCGTGGTCGCGGGGACCGACACGGTCTTGGAGGCGACGGCCTGGCCGTCGACGAGAACCGGGATCGGGAACGTGACCGTGATGGGGGAACCGCTGGCGTTCTTCACGTAGAGGAACTGCTGGCCGTTGTCGGCCCAGGAGTGGCCGTCGACGTTCGCAGCCGCGAAGGTCGGGCCGACACCCGAGCGGGTGATCGCCTGGGCGGTGAGGTCGGTGCGTGCCATGTCGAGGCTCCTTACTCGCCGAACTCGGCGATGAGGTCGTCACGGCGCATGTCCGCGACCTTGGCGGGGTCGCCGCCCTTGGCGAGGGCGTACTCGACCCACTCGTCCTTGGGGGCGTTCTTCGGGGGCGCCTTCGGCGTCTCGGGCGTTCCACCCGCGACCTGCGAGGACCCGATCAGGCCGGGCGTCTTGGTGTCGTCCGGCTTGGGCTCGATCACGGGCTGGGGCTTGCCCAGGTCGTCCGGGATCGCGACCAGAACCCAGTTGGGGAGGGCGTCGAACCGCGCGCTGCGCTCGGCTCGGGCGACCTCCTGGTTGGTGTTCAGGTTGCGGTACACGAAGTGCGTGTTCGCCATGATGCTGGGCCCTCCTAGGCCCGGGGGACCGGTGCGCCCGAGTTCAGGTCAAGGGCGCACCGGGCCGGGGGTAGGTCAGGACGGGTCGTAGACGTCCTGGTTGACGCGGTAGTCCACCTGGACGACGACCAGGGTCGCGTCACCGGAGACCACCGTGGCGGAGACGATGTCGCCCGCCGCCAGCACACCGGAACCCGCGCCCGAGGTGAGGGCCGAGTTCGTGGAGCCGGTGGCGAAGGTGCCGTTGCCCGCCGTCAGGTTGGCGGACAGGATGTTGGTCGAGCCGACCTTGCCGTTGACGACCGACGAGGCACCGCCCGTGCGCAGGGCGCGGATGGCGACCACGCGGCCAGCGGCCGGGGCGCGGAACATGATGGTGTCGCCCGCACCGACGGGAGCACCCGTGAGGCGGAGGACCTGGGACGCGAGACGACGCTTGTACGCCACAACGCACCTGCTTTCTTGAGGTCGTAGTGCACCGGGGCCGACCGGATGTCGGCCCCAGGCTCAACAGCCAGCCCGAAGGCTGACCAGCCGTGAAGCCCGCTAGGGCTTACGGAACGTCCGCGCCCTTGATGAGGACGGCGCGGTTGGCGTCGAGGACCTTCGTGCCGTAGAGGCAGTCGATCGACACGACGTCCTGCTTCTGGTCAATGTCGTAGTCGTAGACCACGCGCAGACCGAAGCCCTTGTAGTTCGCGATGGCCGCGTTCTGGGCGCCGCGCGGCAGCTCCAGGGGGCGGAACGCCAGCGCCAGGGCGGTGCGGTGGAACGCCAGGCCGACCTCGGTGGTGGAGTTGCCCGACGTCTGCGCGGGGACGTCGATGTTCTGGGTCTCGTAGGCGTCGAAGCCGAAGACCCGGCGGCCGAGGTTGGCCTCGCGCAGGCCCTCCGTGTCACCGCGCGCGTCGGCGCGGTTGAAGAGGTCGTCACCGAGCCAGCGGGACGTGGTGATCGGGCCCTCGACCAGGTAGCGCTCCGTGTTCGGAACATTGTTGCTGGTGAGGACGCGGCGGGCGTCGATCGCGACGCGCGGGTTGGACCACGCGTAGACGTTGTCGCCGCCGACGACGCCGACCTCCTGGGAGATGTCGTCGCGCAGGGCGAGGAGGTCGCGGTCGATCTTCTGGGTGATCGCCTCCATCGCCGGGTTGAGGAGCTGCTCCTGGAAGTCGATGATGTTCAGCGTCAGGTCCTCGGACGTGACGGCGAACGAGACGTCCGCGAAGTGGTTCAGCACGAGCGGGACACCGGTCTCGGTCGCGTTCTGGACCGTGATGCCGTTCGCCCGGTTGTACTCCTCGGCCGTGAAGGTCGTGGGCTTCCGGACGGTGATGGTGTCGCCGACCTTCTGGAACTCGTTCTCGTAGTTCCGGTAGACCAGGTTCGCCATGACCGTGGTCTCGTAGAGGGTGGCGAGCGCCGCACGGGCGATGATGTCCGGGGTGAGGAACGTGTTGGCCACGGTGTGGCCTCCTTACTGGTGAAAGGGGTTGGCTGACCGGCGACTACGCCCGACCGGGTCGGGTGTCCTTGTACTGCTTGCGGAAGTCGTCGATCGACATGGTGGACACGTCGTTGCCGCGCCCGCTGGGTCCACCAGCGAACGTGCCTCCTGACGGCGGGGGAGTCGGCTCGGGTTCGGCCGCCGCCGGGGCGGGCTCGGGAACCTTGAGCCTGGGGTTGTTGGCGACGGCCTCGCGGATCGCGGCGTTGATGCTGTCCTGATCCGACGGGTCGACGGTCTTGAGGGCGTCCAGGAACGCCCGGCTGTCGAGCAGCGCGCTGGGGTCGGCGTTGTGCGTGCCAGCCGCGCGGAACACGGCCAGCTCGACCTTGGCGTTCTGGGTGCTGACCCGCTCGCTGGCGAGCAGCTCGGTGAGCTGTTCAGCGGTGAGCGGCTCCTCGGCAGCGGCGCCCGGCTCTTCCGTGGGGATGAGACCGAGGGCGCGGCCGATGTCCTGGGCGAACGACTCGCGAGCGGCCTTGGTGGCCTCGTCGACAGCGGCCTGCTTGGTCTCCAGGCGGCTGCGCTTGTTCTCCTCGCGGAGTTCCTTGATGTGCTTCTGCGCCCACTCCGGGAGCTGGTCGACCTCGGTGGCGGGCTCGACGCCCTCTACCGGGGGAGTGGCCGGGGTCTCCGGTGCGGCGGGGGTGCCCTCCGG